TGGAAGTTGCATACGATCAAATTAAGAATCGGAAGGGCACTCTATTGCCCAACGGAGTTTTCCAGAAGACACTTGACTGACATAAAGTTAACCTAGTATTTCATTGCAACGATTGGTTGCGTTAACGGGGAAAAATTATGTACGAACTGACAATTGAATTAGATTGGGCTTCCGATGAAACCCTTACCATCCACTCACACGATTTCGAGAAACTACAGATCATTTCTGAGTTTATTACGTTCCAACAAGAGCATGGCTGGGCGGTTAACTATGAAGCAGTTGACAACTCTGCGGATGATACTGAAGAAGAAGAAGTTGTAGAAGAAGAATAAGTGTTGGCTACTTTGCCAACAGGTAAAGGCCTACGTTGCTAAACGCATAACCCGCATAGACAATGGCCATGTGCGGGTTATCTTTCCATAGCTGCTCTCCCGCTATGTAAGCGTATATCCCCCCCGTCAAAATTATTAGCCAGGCACTCATAGCTTACTTACATCAATTATTTCGCCTCTGAAATCGATCAAACCCTCATCAAACTTACACGCCAACTGAGGCCATAACATCTTGCCATTGTGAAAGTTAAGTACCGCAAAACCTGATCTGTGATTGCTTGGGTTTAGTTCAGCATAAGTAAATTGTGGACCATCAGTTTCAGCCAATGTTCCTGTATCACAGCCAAACCTCACGCCATTAAAATCACTGAACGGAGTGACTTTCAAAGAGTGCAGGTGTCCAGTAACTATTGAAACACCAGCGTTGAGAGTATTGTTGTGGGTGGCATGAATTCCCCCCTTATATCGGTGCTTGATAATTACATCCTCAGTAGGCCATACTGTCCAACAGAAGTCCCAATTTGGGATATGGTCTGTTAACTTAAAACCTTGAACTTCCTTAAACTGTGGTGCGTGTTGAGCTAATCTATTGCCAAACCGAATATCGTGATTACCCCATGTAAAGCATAACTTTACATTGTGTCTAGCAGCTTTGGCAGCTTCTTCTATCTCACCCAATGCGCCCTGACAAGCTTTTAACTCTTGGATAACAGAAGTCTGTGGCTGGTCAGTTACATCATGTCTTGATATAGATGCACCATCAAACGCATCTCCGTTACATATCACCGCCTTTGGTTTTAGCTCTTGAATAGCCCATAGAAGCCCTTTAAACGCTGTTGTACGTTGGCCAGGTATAAAGTGGGCATCTGAGAACACAATCACAGTCCCATCTAATATGCCAAGGTCTATTTGCTTTAAAGGAGAAAATGACTTGGGTCTGCTTTTGTTATACAAATCACCCCGATGATCTTTTGAATTAAGGGTCATTTTGTAGGTTTTTTCAATCCACCTTCTACGCAAATGAACTGCTCTGGTGTTGATCCCAAGATGTTGACCTATTTTTGTAGCAGATTGCAGTTGCCCCCATAGTTGGATGAACTCGGTATCCGTACACGTTTCATTATGTGCGCCCATTGCAATCCTTAGACAATAACTTTTCTAATAAATTAATGACTCTATGCTCTTGCATTTCTATCTCATCTTGAGATGATTTAGGGTCTTGAGCTACAGTCATTAAATCGTGCAAAAACACATGAAGTAACTCATGCAAAGCAGTCTGATCCAAAGATTCTGGCGTGATTTTCTCAGAACCAAAGTCACCCAATCTGTAAGTTGCCAATCGAGCCGAGGTATTAAATTCAACAGAAGCCATTGCTGACTTTGCAGGTTTTATACCTTTCTCAATTCTCCAATCACCAAGACTAAGCACTTGCTGCCACTTTCTGACACTTTGTGCAAACAACTTAGCGTCTTCAATGGTTGGAATATTTTGCATGATTTTTACATGAAGTTACATTCAGATTTTCTACGCTTATCAAGGCCAGCAAGCACTTTCCCGCCAGCTTTATTCCACTTCTTTAACTCTTCTTTAGCACCTTCCCAATCTTGGGCATTTATTTTTCTTTTTAAAGTACTTGTCTGCAACCTGCCAATTCCGAGGTTATAGCAGAAATCAACTACAGCATTAAGTCTTTTGTTATCTGTTGCAAGAATCGGACAGTTTCTCAACGTGCCAGGTAAATAAGTATGTTGAAGCTCATACATTAGCAGTGCCGATGCCGCAGGTTCATCCATTGGAGGATCTTGCAGGGTCACTTTGCGCCCATCGGAGTAATAGGTGGACCCATATCCTATGGTGGCCACACCCGCAGGACAGAGATAGGGTTTACTTCTAAACCCTTCATACTGTTTACATAGTGAAGCGGCTATGTCTAAGTTCATAGCCCACGCTTAGACAAAGTTCTATCGAGAAACCAATAGTTAATTGTTCCTGCCAACAAAGCAGAAAAGTCTGGTGTCATCATTGTTTTAAAGACTTCAATAGCAGGTGCGCCCATAAGCCATGCATTCCATGCAAACCACACATGAATAAATGACCAAACAAATAAAACCCAATATGTGACCACAGGACGCACAGAAGCAGAAAGTGAGGCTACCCATCCACCTGCGGCTTTAACCATCTCTGCTTGCTGTGTAATGGCGTTGTTAAAGGCATCCATGACACCCACGTCAACTGCAGCTTCTCTTTGTGCGCCAATCTCTGCTAACTTCTGTTGGCCACGTTGGGCCTCCAAGTCGCATTGGAACTTGAACATATTAAGTTCATGTTCACGCTCATTCTTTTTATCAAGCCATTTCAAAACCTCTGGGGCCATACGGAAGATGCCACCAAAGATTGAACCTAATAAACCACCGCTAAGAATGTCTAACATTTGTGATCCTTTTTATCATCGTTTTGCATTAGTTTGATACCAGACAGGAATCCAATCATGCCGCCTATAAGAGTAGAAAAAGCGGGTGAAATCATCTTGAAAATTTCTGCGTTGTCCACTTCCTTTGCCCACAGACCCAACATAAAGCTGACCACCATGGCCAACACGGAGATACATAGGGTTGTGCTTACCATTAGAGTGACATATAGCGTCAGCTTGTCTCTTGTGTCTGGTGTCGTTTTGGGTATTGGTTTCTTGGTCATATAAGGGCATCAATTTTTCGTTTCAGATTGGTAATGTCAATATTTATCGTGATCTGTCGCATTCTGTATTCATAAATCTCATACTCATACTGATGAAACTTCTTGACTTGATTATCTATCTGAACTTGCACTGCCCGTTCAGCGTCTAGTCTTTCCACCCGCTTGGCAAACACATCTGTCTGCGTAGTTGCGGTAGGTTGAACTATTGGATACCATTTGTCGTAACTGATCTTCACTTTTTTTCTCGATCAAGCGCATTTTTGTAAACAATAATTACTTTATGTCTTAATTCTGCACTATCAGCAGCACCCGCCCATTCTGACAAATTATTCCAAATTACAACCATGTCGGTACTTTTGCATAAGTACTGATGATTTGTAAGCCAAGCGGACATTTGCTGATGACGCTCTGAAGGGTTATGAATTGTGTAAGCTATCCCATAAAACTCACGAACACTACACAGGTCTTTGCCTGTAGAGTGAAGTGATAGGATTAATACAATACTTATTAGCCATTTCACGGATACGCCCAAAGAATGACGTAAATACAGAAGATGACAAAACAAGCAACACAAGCTGCAGCAATAAAAGCTACAGCCCAATCTTTCATTTTTTATTTCTCGCAGAAATATTCTTAGCTTTTGCTTTAGCGTCAGCCTTAGAAGATGCACCCCAAGCTTTCAATGACAACAACAATCTGGTTGGTTTGCCATCTTTGTACTCAGGACCTGCCATGTTGCCCATACGAGCCAAGAAACTAGCTCTTCTGGGATTGTCACCAGACTTGACGGGAGCTTTAAGATTCATGCCTTCAGCTTTAGCACTAGCTCTGCCTTTAGCATTTAAGCCACCTTTAGGATTTTTACCTTCAGATCGTTGCCATGCAGGGGATTTCATTACTTACCCTTTTTAGCAGTCTTGGCAGACTTCACAAAATCAGATTTAGTAGGTGCGCCCTTAGTGCCAGGCTTTCGCATCTTTTCTTTTGAACCTTCTTTGATACGTTCTCTTTTGGCATGAATATTTGCGTATAAACCAGCTTTCATAAGACCCCCAATTATTTCTTAGTTAAAGTTTGCCAGACTGCGCCAGCCGCCATGATTAACCCACCCACCCAAAGAATAGGTTTAGCTGCAGAGGCCACCCATCCAAGCACCCTAAAAGCCCCATCAAGGGCATTTATAGCGTCTACAAGACCTCTTGTGTTGTTGTCTATGCTATCTACCTTAGTTTCAACTGCAAGCAGTCTTTCGTAGATTTGTTCGTGGGTGACTTTTTCATCCATGATTTACCTCATGTAAGCAGAAGGAGGAGCGATGCCACGGCCAGCACCAGCTTTCTCTTTTAATCTTTGTTTCTTAGCCCATTCAGTTTGGGCATAAGGGCTACCAAGCAATGCAGAACTTTCAATTGTTTGTTGCGACACGCCAGGTGCGCCAGCTTCTCTAGGAGACAAACCTTGCTTCAATTGTGAAATCATAGGCATATAGTCTGTTGCTACATCAGCACTACGAATTGCAGCTTCACCATATCTACCTTGTTCAGCAGCTTTAGCGGCATCAGCAATACTCATTAAAAGCGCAGCAGGACCACCCGCCTTAACAGCTTTGGCAACCAAATTAGTGCCTTGAATCAAACCACCTTTTTTTCCACCAATACTTGCAGGTGTTCCAAGTGGTCCAAAATTACCACCAGTTTGTGAAGCTCTTAAATCAGCAAGCTCTTTACCCAAAGCAGTTTCAGGAGAAATAGCTTTAATGGCAGGATTTACTTTAGTTTCATAGTTGGCGTAAGGACCAACCATTTGACCTTGATTTACTTCATCACGAATTCTCTTCATCATGTCAGAGCCGTAAGAATTAAATAAGTTATTGTCGCCAGAGCCAGCACCCAAAATACCAAAGCGACCTTCAGCGGCCAAAGCTTTAGCATTGTCAGGATACTGTTGAGCAAATGCTTCAGCACCTTGTCTAGCAGCAGGACTCATACCTTTTGGATATTCAATGTTGCCATTAGCATCACGATTAAATGTGGCCAATGTAGGCGCAACACCTGTAGCTTTATCAAGTTCTTTAGCAACAACAGTTTGAACCGCTTGAGCAGTATTACCAGTTGCTACACCCTCTTGAACGCTAGGTGTTATGTATGGATTAGGTCTAGGTGCAAATGGATCAGTAGGCGCAACAGGTGCATTGGCTTGTGGCATAGCAGGTGCGGTAGGCGCAACAGGTGCAACAGGCGCAGGTGCTTGTGTATATGGGCTTATTTGATAAGGATTGTTTACAGAAATCCCACCTTGATTCTTTAATGCGCCACCAATAATTGCGGCATCTTTAGGATTGGTAATTGGACCGCCCGTTAATCTTTCAGCATCAGCTAAAGGCACACCATAAGTTGTTTCAAACTGTTGAGCAAACGGGCTCATGTTCCTTTTTTCAACTGTATCCATAGGGATATCAATTGTTCTGTCTATTGGTTGTTGACCAATTTTGCGCTGATTAATCCCGCTAAGTCCTGATTTGGCTTTACCAAAAGCGTATCCTGCACCAGCAGTAAGAGCAGCAAGAGCAGCGGCCCCTGTTACATATCCAACAGGTGAATTAATAGCTTTTACAAAATCAAAAGGAGGCTCTTCTAAAGTTTTTTGTTTTTCTTGTTTTGCAGACTCTATAAGTTCTGTACCTTTTGCTTGTGCTTCTTTTTCAAAAGCGGCAGTTGTTTCTCTACCATCAGCAATAGGAACAATGTTTGGCACAGCAGCACCAGAGGGTGCTTTTTCTAATCTCACTTCTGCATCAATTTCATCTTTACCATAGCCAGCAGCTGTTGCTAAAGCTCGAAATTTTTCTTCATCAAATTTAGCCATCATTTACCTCCAGCTTGTCTTCTAAGTTCTGACAGAGAAGGTGGTTTGTTGCTTGCGGGTGGTGCTACAGGAGCCGTAGATTGACCTTGAGGTTTTGGTTTGGCACTAGTTTGCTTTGCACCACGAGCAACATATTCACTTTCAAAAATTCTAGCAATATCATTAGACCAACGATCACGAATCTCATTAAATATAGGCTTAGAGGTGTAGGCTGCACCAATTGCGCCAGGCACTGGCAGAGTCTTTGTCTCATCATAATGTTTGGCATTTTTATCAAAGTGATCTCTATAAGCCGCAATCTGTTCTGCGTTTTGCTTATGTTGAGCAAGTTGTACCATTGCTTGTGCTTGCGTATCAGTAAATGAAGCAGCAGTTGGCAAAGAAATAAATGTTGGCTTGCCATATTGATCAACAGCTTTATTTAACTCAGAACCTACCTCGTTGCCAAATTGAATGGCAGTCTTCATTTCCTGAATTAATCTAGCTTTTTCTTGAGGAGATTTACCCGCAATAGAATCTTGAAACTTCTTAGAAGTAACAATGCTATCTAATGTTGATTGGCTATTTTGTGTGGCTTCAGAAGAAAGATTTGCAGAATCAGTTTGTTGTTTTAACAAGCCATAATCATATGAACTTCCATTGCTTTTAGAAACAAGATAGTTTCCATCAACAGTAAATTCAGTTCCAATTAGTTGAGCAGGAATACGCAATTTGGCAGCAAGACCTGCATCAACTTTAATTGATTCTTTCTTGTTTTTACTGTCGTTGATCTGATTGAAATAAGTTGAGCTATTAGCTTTAGTGCTTGATTGACCAACACTTTGATTAATAGCACCAACTAATTTTGCATATTCATCAGGAGCAAGATCAGTTTTTGCTGTTCTGTAAAATTTATCTAAAAATTCTAATTTTGGTGCAAGGCCAGCATAAGCCTCTGTCCATTTGTTAACTGCTATTCTTTCGTTTTTAAACGCAGCGTTATAAGTTGAACGACTTTCTTCTGCACTTCTCATAGCAAAAGTTTTGTCAATGTCAGAAGTGCTACCACCACGCTTGGAATATTCTTCAGGAGTAAGAGTGCGTTTTTGTTCAACATCAAAGTACGCTTGTGGTTGGCCAAGGGCATTGACAGTTACTTGAATAATGTTGCCATTGTCCTTGGCATATTCGGTAGTAGTTTTTAAAGCACCACCAGTGGCCAAATTAAAGGCAGTATCTTTTTGCCCCATCATAAAAGCAATAAGTGCCTGGCCATACAAAGGTTCTTGGCTTACATTACGCAAAGCTTTGGCGGCAGCAAGATTGCGTTCACCATCAGTTTTTGCGTTATTAATAGGCGCAACAATTTGTGAAAAATTGTTAGATCGCTCTTGCATTTCTTGAGCAGTTTTAAGAGCAGCGTTACCTTGTGGAGTATCAAGACCAATTTGCTGGGCAACATTAATCAAAGCTTTAGGATCACGATTAGCTAAAGCAGCATTAGCCGAATCTTTAATGGCGGCAGCATCTTGCAAAGCACTTGGATAAATCGTAACTGAGGAGCTTTCAGTTTTTACAGGGGCTTTTTGTTCAATAGTTTCTGCCATGATTGTTCCTTATCCCATCATTCCGCCAGCCATACCTTGCATGGCTTTAGCTAGTTTGCCATAACCTGGCATTTGCTGATACTCATTACCAGTTGCCAAAATTGTGTTGTATCCAGTTTGTGGCACAAATGGATTGAAATCTCGTTGTGCTTGTGGGTTTACAAATGAAGTTTCAGCACCATTGTATTTTCCATCAAGAACATCAAAACCAATATTGGCAGGAGGTGTTGTTGGCATAGGTGGAGCCGCACTGTCATAAACAGGAGTAGCAATAGCAGGTGTTGGAGCATTAGCCATTGGAACATTAGCATTGGGCGCTACAGGTTGTGTCGCAACACCAACAGGAGGAACAGAACCAGTAGGTGCGGCAGGATTGTTATAAGAGAATGTACCTGCTTGATTAGGTTTAACACCAAGTTTATCTAATGCCTGAATAGCACCTGATTGTTGCAAGCCATATAAAATTAAACCAGTTTTTGCCGCTTTGCCAATTTCAGCCAAAGGGCTTTGCCCCATGTACCTGCGTGGATCTCCAAAACTTAAACCAAAAGGTGCATCTGCTGCCATGATATTTCCTTAAAATCCAATACCTTTGCTGGAAGTCTTTTGACCTTGTGTGCCAGCAAAATTAGGCGTTGTAGAAGCTTGGGGTGTTCCATACACAACAGACGCATACTTTGCATAAATGTCTTGTGGTGTCTGAGCATAACCAATAGGCGCAGCAGCAGCTTGATTAGCCGATCCAAGTAAAGATTGACCCATACCCGCCAAAGTTGTTCCCACACCTGCTCTTCTATTTTCTACATCAGAAGATACTTGAGCCGCAACATTACCCAAACGAGCCCTGCTTAATGATTCTAAGTTTTTAGAAGCAAGGGCATATCTAGATGAACCTGTGCCACCAGCACTGCCAAACAAAGCATCTTGAGCGCCAAATTGCTCACGAATGTTTTCACCTACAGGTTGCAAAGCGGCATTAATTTGTTGTTGTTTGTAGTCATCACCAAAGATATTAGTTAAGCCTTTAAGACCTGTACCAAGGGCGGTATAACCACCAGCTTCTTGAGCCAAACCAGTTCTACCCGCTACATCACTTGCTTTAGCAGCATAAGAACTAGCTACAGGCATAACCTTGCTTGCTACATCTAAAGCACCTGTTACTGTGTTTTGGTACGCAGGAAGAAAGGTTCTTTCTAATGCATCAGTTTGAAGTGTTAATGCCCGTTGTTGCTCGGGAGTCATTTGTACCGATGAGGTACTTGAACCTTTTCCACCACCCATATTAAGCTCCTTTGCCTTTGCCAGCACCAAAATTTGATTGATTAACTTGATTATCCCACGGACTTACTGTATTTGAATAGGCATTGGGCATACCTAATTTTGGTTGACCGCCCTGACCAGGCATGGTGACTTGACCACCCATCATTCCCAAAGGCGGTCCCATGTTGTCCTGCATCTGATTTCCCTGAGGAAAACTAGGTTGTTCAGTCTGTAATTGCTGAGTTTTAAGCAATTGCTCTTGGGGAGATTGCTCAATAGGGTTCTGCCCCATTTGCATGGCAGACATACCCGCATTCTTACCTGCTGGAGCAGAAGATTGAGGAGCCTGTAATTGTGATGAAAAACCGCCCATATTTGTCCTTATCCGCTTACATAAATGCAAGCAACTTGCTTAATTTCTGTTGGGGAGGCAAAAGTTACCGCTTCCCTAGACTTGGCTACAGTCTTCCCACGAATAATATCGTCAGATTGAGCCATGCCAACCCCTGCCGTACTGCTAGAAACAATCAATGTGTCCATAGCAAGATTGCCATTTTCCCCGCAAACATTTATTTGACCTTCACCAAGTGAACTCATAGAGCCAAACCAATAGCTATTCTTAATGGCCTCATATTGCGCAGTCATTACAGGGATAGATTGACCATCTACTTCTTGCCAATAATCAATAAACACTGGCGGTTTAACAGTAGACAACGGCCTTAGTTCACCAATAAATATACCCCTAGCACCTGCTTGGTTTGGCAATGTAGATTTAGCTACTTGGAAAATAGCATTAGACCAACCATTACGGGCAATACAAGTTACATCAACAACCAAATCACCTTGAGTTAATGTCTCAGCTAAAGGCAATAAGAAATCGTGATTGCCAGTAAATGGTCCATAGTTAGTACCTGTACCATCTGCATAAAAATCATAACCATTGGCAGCTCCAACTAAACCAGAAGTGCCATTGTTAGAGTTAATCCCACGAACACCATGGGCATTACCACTTGCATTACCTGCATTAACTTGGCCGTATACAGCTTCATATGCAGCACCTGAATTTCCCTTTAAAGCTATACCAACAAAGTTATCGTTAGTAAAACGACCTATACCGCCAAATATGTTATCTGCGTACACAACTCCCGCAGAGCTTACATGAAAGGCCGCACCGCCAGGTGCGCTACCAGATCCTGTGCTTAACGTGTAACCTTGAAGAAAACCCGCAATCAATCTATCAACAGTAATAGTGTTGGTAGTAATGTTGCCACCATCAATAAAGGTTGTTCCCGTATTGGTAGCAAGATTAACAAACGTAACCAATCCATTAAAATTTGTCCAATTAAATACTGCACTTACAGTAACTGTCTGTGCGCCACCAAAAGTAGCCTCAGATACTGAATAACGAACAGCCCAAAACTGAGTTGTACTTGTGGCGGCTGGTGCAGTAAATGTTGTAGACCAGTTGGCACTGATTGTTGAGAATGTGCCAGTTGTAAAGTTAAATCCAGATAGCGTAGGAGCAGCAGGAGCTGTTGTTGTTGCCAATCCATAATAGACAAAGCCACTAGAAGATCGTGTGCCGTCAGCGCCTGTAGAACCATTGATACCAACACTTGTAATTGGATAAGCTACATTGGTCCAATCAATAACAGATGTAACTGTATTGACAGACTCAATCAATGGAACGCTTAACGCCCAAAGGTAAGCGCCTGATGTTGTGTTGCTAGGTATTTGAGTAGACCACCCAGCAGGTGCTGTAAATGATCCTGTGGCCCATGTGTAAGTAGATGTAGTGCTTGGCCTAGCAGGTGGAGTAGATCCAGCAGTCCAAATATAAATAGTTGGTGCAGCATACATCTTTCCACTAGTGCCAGTAACAATATCTAAATCAATAGAAGTTGATGGCGCTTGTAAATAAGATGAACTAGGCGCAGCAGTGCCAACAAAGAAATCAATTTGGCGACCACCATTAGCTTGATACCAAAGAAAATTGGTTGTGCCAAACCCAGCACCTGCTACCTTGAACCAAATGTAATCAGCAAAATTAGTGGACTCAGTAGGGTCATCACTATTTCTTAAACCATAGTAAAGACGATTTGTCGGACTGTCTCCAAAGTTAACTGATCCATCAAAACTGTCAGCATATTTGACCGCCAAATAACGATATAAATAAGCAATAACAATCCCACTAGGACCGCTAATTTCACCAGTATTAGGGTCAGCCGCAATGTTAGACCCAAAATTAGCCAACAAATAATTGATAGCTTCAGAAACTTCTGATTGAGAGGGTTCATTTATTAAAGCGAATGGCATTAGAAAGCATCCTCAGTCACAGTTGCTTGAATATTTAATGCACTCATTTTCCATGTATCAGTGGCATCATTTGAGCCAAATTTAATTGCCACAGTGCGAAACGTATTTTGTTGAGTAGGAACCCAAGGTGTATCAGTATCAATATTGGTTACACCTGTCTGACCATATGTAGTGGCTTGTGCAGTGGAATTAGCACCGCCAACAGTAATATTGATTGCACCAGTACCTGCTATTTCAGGCAAAAGTCGATGTATGTAAACTTTAGACGAATAAGGCACAGGACCTTTTTCAGTTTGCAAAGCAATGTTATTACGCTCAAACTCAGAATCAATTGCAGAACCAACAAATGAGTTACCAATGGCCGTTTCTACCAATCTAGAATTAGAAACATCTCCACGGGCATATACAACGCATCTAGAAGCTAAATTAAAGTAATCGGGCGATGAGTCTATCCATCTTGGTCCTTCAGTGCCCATACAAGCGTTTTGAACATTTTTAGGGGCATTCCAAACTTGGAGGTCATATCTCCAAGACAACATCTTGTTGCACCATCCTGTAGAGGTCAAATCAGGATAGTAAATTTCAATCTGAGATTTTGAAGTGTTGTTAACCATAAAAATCCTAGATGAATAAAGAGGATTTAAATTGGCAAAAAAGTAATTTTTAACTTTTTGGTTTCCCAAAGATGAGAATTCTGAACCATTAAATACCCAAATATCACGGGCATCTACACCATAAACATTGGCATCTGTATTTGTCCAACAATTATTGTTAAACAATCCACGACCTTGATTTAATAAACGTAAACCAAAGATTGGTGCAGTAGTGTTTTGATAGGAAATAGGTGAGAAAACTACTGTATCCCAATAGGAACACACATAAAAATTACCACCAAGAAAAAATCCATCAATCAAAGGACCACGAACAGGAACTTCTTGCTCGTTAGCTACGTTAGATAGTGTAGGCTCCCACGTTGTTGGGTAACCTTGTTGAGCAAAAGCTTGTGACCAACGCACTGTTGTTGGATAGTTATAAGACGTACCACCAATAACTTTGGTCAGATTGCCTGAAATAAGAATGTTTCCCACATTGGGAGAACAGAAATTACGAACAAATCCTGCTCTAGTAGACGTTACGCCAACATCATAATTCCATGCAGCGTCAGAATACACTGTAATTTCATTGCTTGTAGGCAAGAAATACATGGGATTACTGAGCGTGTCATTAATAAAAAAGACATTCCCAACCCAAGAAGTAGTGATATTTATATCTTCGGTATAACCTGAAAGAAAAACATTTGGATTTGCACCCACGCCAGGCGTAATATTAGATATACCCGTAGAGGTAATCATAAACCACTTGCCTTGGTTGGAAGCGTTACGAGTTGCTACAATGTACACCCAAGAAGTCTCTGATCTAAACCCACCTTCCATAAAAATGGGCATATCAGTAATGGTAGAAGCAATCTGAATTTCACCAAAAATCTTCTTTATGCAACGCACATCAGCTTCAATATTTTTTCCGCTGTTGTACTCATTCGGCCCCAAAGCATTGCTTGGCACGTCTGGCGTGAAGCTCATTGAGGTAAACGGAGTTCTTAGGCGGGAATAATCGCTCATGTCACTTCTTCCATTTGCGAAAGATTGGTCAATAGACGGGTGTCTGTAGGATTGAATTCTAAAGCTTTCTTACAGAATTCGATAGCCTGTTCTTTTAACCCAAGCCTCCAAGCAGCAATACTGGCGTAATCGTATGGTTTTTCAGTCCAAACGCTTGGATCCATGGTGTAAACAGCTTGTTTATCAACAATATTTAATGCAGATAATGCTGCCCCATAGCTCTCAGGCCACATACTTAATCTGTAGGTAGCCGTGGCCAATTCACACCAAGGTTCACGGGTATTGGGAGCTTCAGCACAAGCCAATCTGTACCATTTCAAACCCTCGTGAATCATGCCTAGTTCTTCATGGGCTTTACCCAATAAACGCATGGCATAGCACCGCTCATTAGGCCAAGTAGCTTCAGGCATAGCTAGATAACGATTTAAAGCCTCTATAGCGTCTTTCCAACGGGAATAGAAGGTTAGCTCCCGTGCGTGATAAAAAGCGTTTCTAGGGCAGTGTGGATCTTCTTTTATAGCCAATTCAAGCAATGGCATATATTGGCCACGAGATTTGGTTGGATCAGGATGATGGCTGACCAAAAGCATATCCGTATGGGCATAGACCTCGTGGGTTCTGCCATCAGGACGGGGATATTCATGGACGGGATGATGCCAATGATATCCATGTCGGTGGTGAATTTTCTCGTAAAAGAACGATATTCCACAGCCCCAATCAAACTTGTATCTTAAACGAGTTGTTTCAGCAGTCCAAACCCGTTCAATCTCTTCCCGCCAACCATCTTCTAAAATCTCATCAAGGTCTAGACTAATGCAAACATCAAAATCACGGGGAATCATTGCAAGGGCAGCATCACGAGCTTTATCAAACCGCCAAGGACTGATGCAAATATCATGCACTTTTGCACCACATTCCAAGGCTAATTTTACAGTGTCATCAGTAGAGCCTGTATCTGCAATCAGAATCAAGTCTGCATCTTTAGCCGAATCACAAAAACGCTGAACAAACTGTTGCTCGTTTTTTGATATGGCATATACGGCTATTTTCATTGCTATTCCTATATTATTAAATTAAGGTGCGTCAGGCCAAGTCATTGTCCATGGGAAACCACTTGCGGAAGTGATGTCACGCAGAGCTTGGCGGTATGTAGCCCATGCAGTCTTGTCAGCAGTGCTATCAGCAATCTGCGTCCAATCGCTATCTTTAAGCTTTTGGGTACGTTGAGTGCGTACATTTGCAGATTGTTCTGCGTCCTTCATTGCTTGATAAGCAGCTTCGTTTTCAGCGGCTGTTTTAGCAGGGGTTTCTTCTGTGGCAGGTGTATCCGTAAACACAGGACCAAGGATGTACTTCGTATACCACTTGCCCTCAATCTGTTCTACGCCTTGACGCATTGAATATTGATAGACTGTGCCACCTGAAGCTTGTGGGCCTTCAAAGACAATGTCTGCACCCCACTCATTAATAATGGCCTCAGTTAAGACTTTGGGTAAACCTAAACCAAAATGCAGTTGGCGAAACTCGCCTTCATACATAACTGCCCCTGTGTTTTTTACACGAATTTCCATGATGCACTCCTTTTAAGCAATTGCGAGAAAAATATAAGTACCACCGCTTTCATTGATGGCGGCTAATATAGTTGAGTTCAATGCAAAACCTGTTGAGACTGTTGTAACAGAACCAAGTGTTGCAGATTCAGCGGCTGAACTATTTAAAAACAAATATGGGTTTGTCATTGTAGTCATGCCACGGGCTGTGTCGTAAACATACCAACCACTAGTTGAATCTGTACGTTTAATAAGAACAAACCTAGCACCACCCGCACCAAAACCACAATTAATAGTTTGCGTTGTTCCATTGCCTGTGTATGAGCCTACTTTAGAAACACCAGCGCAGGTTGCAAAAAGGTAGGCGACATAAGGTGAGGGATCACTATTTACCTTGTTGCTTGTGTTAACTGTAAAAACAGAAGCGGTTGGAGAAGTGTTATTCCAGTAACTTGATTCTGTTACTGATGCCGCTGTTGAATTAAGAAAAATGTATTTTGTATTCCCAATCCCTGTGTGATAAACAGCCCAATCAAGAGCAGAGTTACGATTTTTGATAATCATCATCTCAGGTGCAACGCCAAGATTGTGGGTGATTGTTCGCAGTACATCATTGCCCGTATAGCAAACCTCATCAAAAAAGCTAGGGGCACGTCTAAAAGAATAATTTATAAACGTGTTTAATAACTGATTAAAGCCATCAGTGCCATCGTTGGTTCCAAGTGTTACTGCTGATTGACCAAATACTTGTACTCCGTATTGACTAGAAAAAAACTCAGCACCAGTTCCAGCGGTATCTAATTGCCTACTTCCACCACGCAACCTGTCTGCAACGTACCGACTAGACCCGCTGTTTGTTTTTGTCAGAATTGACCAATCAGGGACAAATCCAACACTTGGCAAAGTTTTACTGTTTGTTCCATCTCCGCTATAAGAATATGGGTTAAACACCTTAGTAGCATCCGTAGGGACTCGCATTGGACCTCTACGAATGGCTATGTAGATGTAGGTTCTGCTTGCAGTCAAACCAGCAGCAAGAAAACCAGTTGCAGTGGGGGCCATGTAATAACCACCAGAACCAGCACTTTCTGCATTGGATGTATTTGCAGATAAAGCGGCATAAGTAGTAAGAGAAGCGCCACGCATGATGTCTGTCATCAACCAATCGTCTGCGCCTGAAGAGCCTTTAATCATTACCCATTGAGGTTCATATCCAAGAGTAACAGTAGCTTCACGTGCAGAATTAGTTGTAAACGAACCACACGAAATTACATTGTCTGTACTATTTAAACCAAAGCCTCCTGCGTCATGGGCGAATAGGTAGGCAACGTATGTGCTTCCATTTTGGTTTGTGTAAGGGCTAGTTGTTAGTGAAAAAACAGTATCTGTTGGTGCTGTTGAACTTGTTACGCTATAAGCACCTGCCGCATCAGTAGTATTTAAAAATGCGTTGTAATTATTTGCGGCAAAAGACCGATGCCATACAATCCAATCAAATGTGTCATTAAGGCATTTAATCATTATGCAACCTGGTGCGCTTCCCAAGTTGTGAGCAATAGTTCTAGCAGAGCCATTCCCCGTATAAGTCACAACATCAAAAAACTTTGGTTGCTTGCGGAATGTCCAAGAGGCAAATGTATAGCTGCTTTGGTTTGTGTACGATGTAGACCCTAAATTAAAACCATTGCTATTAAAGTCTGTAATGGCATCGTTATAGCCTTCAGCATCTGTTGTGTTGCTGTTAATCCATTTGAATCCAGAACCAGAAGCCTTGCCACGGGCCGAATCCATTAAAAAATGATACGGAAGAGCCGATGCTTGACGGCCTTTTAGCCAAACCAAACCACCTTTACCTGCTAAGTCAATTCCATTGGTTATAGTCTGTGTAGAGCCGTTTCCTGTGTAGAGATAGGTGCTAAACACATCTTCAATAAAATTCTGAGTATTACCTGCCGTAGGCCATTGACCTAGTTTTGCATATGCAGCCTGTTGCTCAAGGGTCCACACACCAGGCGCAGTGCTGTTCTCAAAAGCTCCTGATGGTACAGGTGGTGTTTTTGAGATGATACCGCCAGGAAATTTTGTACTCATGTTCTGTCCTTATGCTATGGCAAGGAAAATAAATGTTCCACCAGAGGCATTAATGGCGGCTGGTGCGGTACTGGTAATGTCAAAACCCGTTGAAGAAGTGTCTACATAGTCTGTACCTGTAACTTCAGCAGCAGTTGAGTTTAACAATAGATATGGGTCATTTGAAGGAATGATTCCACGGGCTGAGTCCCAGACATACCAATCACCTGTGCTGTCAGTACGCTTAATCATCACAAATCTAGCACCTGTTAAAAAGCCACAATTAATGGTCTGCGTTGTGCCTGTGCCTGTGTAGCTACCTACTTTGGAAACACCTGCCGCTGTTGCAAATACATAAGCGACATATGTTGTTCCGCTAGAATTTACACGAGGATGTGTGCCAACAGTAAATGTTGTTGATGTTGGAGGAACAGCTGTATTTGTAGTTTCGTTATAGTTAAGAACATCAGTATTGCCACTTGCAACAGCACTAGCTAAACTTAAATAATTATTAGAGCCATAAGCAATTGATGTTGCCCAAACAGGCCATTGTTCCGTGTTTGTTCTCCCTTTAACAATAATCATTTCAGGAGCAACAGTTAAATTGTGCGTTATGTTTCTTGCCGCAGTTCCATTCCCTGTATAGCAAACCTCATCAAAGAAGCTAGGGGCACGTCCAAACAACCAATTGATATACGAAATTCCATTGGCGTTAACTACACCTTGGGCAAGGTCATCACCAAAAGTAATTCCTGCATTATTGTATGAAGTTACGCTTGGAGAATATGAAACTTCTGCATTTGTGTTACTGGCAGCCAAATACAGATCTGGGCCTCTTAATCGGTCGTACCAAACATTATCAACAGCAGCAGAACGAAACTTAATCACTGCCAAATCTGGCGCAAATCCAAGTCCAGTTATGCTTGCAACTGCATTTGTACCTGTGCGTACTACAGGACTAAACACGCTAGTCCCACTCGTAGGCACTTTCATCGGGCCTCTACGTATGGCTATGTAGATGTAGGTAGCTCCAGAAGCGTTTGTTGCAGGCTGTGCGCTACGCACCTGAAATCCTGTTGCAGTAGGCGACATAATGGGAGTGCCAGAACCAAAACCCGCGTTGGTGTACTCAATATCTGAAGCATTAGCTCCCAATGTTTGTGCGCCAGTAGAAACATCAAACCCACGCATAACGTCAATCATGTTCCAATACTGACCAGATGCGCTGGATTGCTTAACCATAACCCATTGAGGCTCATACCCAAGAGTCACCAAAGGGCCAGTTGCAGAACCATTACCTGTATAACTTCCACACGAAATCACATTGTCTGTACCAGTTAGGCCAAAGCCTCCTGCGTCATGGGCGAAGAGGTAGGCTACGTAGGATTGGCCTGTTTCGTTTAGGTCGCCATCATTGCCAACACCAAATGTTGTTGCTGTCGGTTGACCAGTAAATCCCCAGCACCGAGTTTGTTGGTCAACTGCGGCTGTTGAATCTAACCGCAAATACGCACTAACACCTGAGCCAGTTGATACCAATGACCTGTGATAAACGCGCCATGCAGTTGTGTTACTTATACATTTAACAATGATGCAACCCGGAACTGAACCAAGGTTGTGGCTGATTTCGCGGCCTGAAACGGAATTGCCTGAGTATGTAACGATATCAAAAAACTTTGGTTGCTTGCGGAATGTCCATGAGGCGTAGGTAGAGCCACTAGCGTTACCTGAACCTGCATAATATCCAAGAGAAAATCCATTTGAATTAAATGCGTTAAGGTCGCCATTTCCAGCTTTTGCATTTGTAGCATTTGAAATTAAACAATCAAACGCAGCAAGATTCATAGTTGAATCAGCTAAAGCATGGTTTGTTGCGGCAGAACGACTTTTAATCCAAACCAATCCACCTTTACCAGACAAGTTAATCCCGTTGGTAATAGTTTGCGTAGAACTGTTGCCTGTGTAAAGGTATGTGCTAAACACATCCTCAATGTATGGTGGTGGAGGTTGAATAGGCCACAAACCCGCAGCTTGGGCTTGCATTTGTTGTTCTAATGTCCATGCGCCAGACGCAACGCCTGATTCTCCACCCGTAGTTGTAGGTGGAGTCGCAGAAATTATTCCACCTTTGTAACGATTGGACATAAAACCCCTTAAATCAAGAAATGTCTTCGTAACTGATGCTATATGTTATTCCACTAGCAGTACCTGAAGTAATGCTAATTGATGTACCTTCTTGCAAATAAATTGCAGTTGTTTTATCAACAATAATTAAAGAAGCATCAGCAGGAACAGACACTGTAGACACAACTGGAAAAGCCGTGCCACCAGCAGGAGCAGATCCTTGAGCAACTGCGCCATTGGTATAAATAGATACTGTAGCTTCCACTGCCGCAGATCCGTTTACATTAGCCGCAACAATCTGATTAATCTTAAAGACTTTTCCAGAAGAAGCCGCATTTGCCAAAAGAACAACCGCTGTTGTGCCTGTCGGGGTAAAGTAAGTTGTCGTTCCGTAAATCGTTGTTACGTTGACAATATTTGGATTTGCCATAATTTTTCCTTAAAAGCCAAAGATCATTGCCATCGCAATGGATTTACCAGTTGTAACGCCAGGCCCTGTGGGGCCCGTAGGACCAAGAGATCCTGTGGGTCCTGTAGGACCCGCTACAGAAGAAGCTGCACCTGTGGGTCCAGTTGGGCCAAGATCTCCCGTGGGTCCTGTAGGTCCAACTGCCCCGTTAGTTCCTGCCGCACCCGTGGGTCCAGTGGGACCTGCAACAGTAGATGCCGAGCCTGTCGGACCCGTGGGACCTGTGGGACCTGTAATAGATGTTCCTGTGCTACCTGTAGGTCCTGTAGGACCAACAGATCCTGTTGGACCAAGGTTGGTGTACATTACTTGAGCAGCAGTAAGAATTATTGATGGCGTTCTAGGATAAGTTCCACTTGCCGCTAATGCTTCTAATTGAACACTTGTAGTTGCTGTTTGCCAATAAACTTGAATGTAATCAGATGCCGCAAGATTTAAAACATAATTAACTGTCAAAATCTCAGATGAAAATGAACTTCCTTGTTTATCAGGAACATCATAATGAGAATTTGTATCTGCTATATCTGTACCATTTTTACGCAACCAAACTTGCGTTGAACCATTTGATGTACTTGTATTAGTAAATTGAATTGAAAAAGTGATGCTATAAACACCCGCATTTGCAAAAGTTACACGACTAGTTAATCCAACAGAAACACCATTGTTTGCCGTATCAGCACTATTTATAGTAATTGCTTGCGGAGTATTTACTGCAGCAGCAGTTTGAGTTGTTGTGTCCCAAAAAGAACCCCAATAAGCCAAAGCACCACCTGGCCCTGTAGGTCCAAGTGCGCCTGTGGGTCCTGTGGGTCCTGCAATTCCTGAAGCACCTGTTGGTCCAGTAATTGATGCGCCTGTATTTCCTGTAGGACCTGTGGGTCCTGCAACAGTTGAATTTGCTCCTGTGGGTCCCGTAGGGCCTATAGCACCAGTAGGTCCCGCAACTGTTGAAGCGGCCCCTGTAGCACCCGTGGGGCCTGTGGGACCGACACTACCCGTAGGTCCTGCAACACTTGATGCAGCTCCCGTTGGACCCGTAGGTCCCGTTATGCTTGCGCCTGTGGGGCCAACTGCACCCGTGGGACCTGCTACTGTACTTGCGGCTCCCGTGGCTCCTGTGGGACCTGTAGGTCCTGCGCTACCTGAGGGGCCTGTGGGTCCAAGTCTTACCCAAGATGCAGGTACAGTCCAAGTTAATGTTGCTGAAGAACGTGAATTAACAAGAGAAATTGAAGCCCAAACTGTATTTGTTGGGTTTGCAGGTGGTGTAGATGACCATCCTGTAGGTGCTGTTCCTACATTTGTAGCAAAGTTCCAAGAACCGCCTGTTGGCGTAGCTGGCGCAGTGGCTGATTCTTGAAAAATAAACCACTCAAAATATGTTCCACCAAAATTAACAGTGTTGCCGTATAAACCAACTGATTCCGAACTTCCGTAAATGCTTGTAGCCATAATTTTTCCTTACTTGAACGAGTAGCGGTAGTTACGAGGTTGGAATTCGGATGTCAAATGTTGATCACCACCAAGCCACTTGCCTTTAAAGTTTTGATCTTCAATCAAACCATACGCATCTTCGTATCTAGCATTCCATTTTTGAGCTTCTTCGTTGTTTTTGTTTTTATCATAATAAGCCCACAATGTCCCGTACATATAACCTTCAGGAAATGAAGCCAAAGCAGCATTGTTTTGCACAATAGGCTCTAAAGTGTCACCTGTCGGTCCAAACAAAAATGGAAATGTTTTTTGATAGTAAGCTTTGATGCTGACGTTTTCACCAGGGTTTGGCGTAAACACATATTTTTGACCGACTTCAGAAAATGAAGCCCGTATCACCCTTGGTACACCAAATGGGCGTACATACAATTGGTCAATCATGCGTCTGCGAATGATTTCTCGGTCGCCAACTCGGTCATAAATGATCCAAGGACCCATAGAGGCGGCAATAGTGCCTGGTTCAACTTCACTATTTGGCGTTTCTTGGAAAAACAAAATAGGTTTGTTCATATCCGCAGGAATATCAGCCATTCCTTGAGAATCAGTTAACAAAATTGCGGGTGTATCGCCATAAGGGTTTGAGCGCAATGCAGGAATCTCAATAGTTCTCATTTTCAGTTCACATAACTGAATGCAAGACATAATCTCTGATGTGGATTGCGTGGGTAGCTTAAGAATAGCTACTGGATATGTACTATTTGCCCAAATGTCTTCAGTATCGCTTACTGTGACAGAAGTTCCAGAAACAGCTAAAACAGTTGTATAAGACTTTAAAACGCTTGTGCCAATAAAATCACCAACCAAAATAATTCCATCTGCCGATGCAGATGTTGTAATTACATTAGTAGAAGAGTTAAATGATGAGGCGTTTAAACCTGTTGTAGTTGGAATAGCTCCTACCCATTGTGCTACTCGGCTAACAAGAGCGTTGCCAGATTGGATAAAAAGAGCCATAAGAAGTCCTTACTTTGTCGGAACAATAGGATTATAAGGTAGTGGAATTTTTCCGCTAGGGTGGCACACAAAATCACTGTAAAACTGATTAACAATGGCATAAAAAAGAATCTTGTCTTTTTTGTCCATTTTGATCAATTCCCAAGGTCGATTGTTAAACCACTTTGAGCTTATTTCATGAGCAAAGCATTTGGGCAAGTTCATGGCTTCAAAAGTACCCGCAAACATCGGGTTATCTGTTGTGCCAATCATCTTATAAAACTCTCTACGTTCTTTGCAATACTGTCTGACAGATTCCACGTTTTTTTGCTCATACTGAACATAACGCTCACCATCAATAGCCCCAACTTTATAGTTCATGTTGGGTGTGTTAAATGTCTGCGACCAAGTTCCCGATTTAACCTCGTTGAACATCTTGTCGTTTTTAATTAACGCACCTTCCATGCCAGCTTCGAGAATACCCTTTGTGTAGTAATCCTCGTTTACTTTGGCTTCTTCATTATTGAGATTCAATTCCATGCTTTACTCCTTACCAAAAGAGCCTCCTAAGAAGCTCTTTCAGTAAAGACAATTAGTCTCTAGTGTTCATCTCAACCATGTAACCTTCAAGCACGATGTGATCTGTAGCAGTAGCAGTATCACCAGTGATGGTGATTGCTTTGTTAGTAGATGTATCGATTGAAGTGTAAACGGCAGCAGATGTAGCAGCACCACCAATTAATTGGCTAACTTGAGCATTCAAAACGCCACGATTGCGGAAAGCATTCATAGAGCTACCACCAGTGGAAGTAGTGTATGAAGATGCAGTACCAACAGCAGTGCCACCCAAATAAACAGTACCAGTTTTAGCACCAGCAGAGTTATTGCAAGCCCAGTTAGCCACAACACGGACTGAACCATTGTTGCCCAAAGAACCAGCGGGAAGAGTGATGTTGATCAGTGTAGTTTCAGTGGTAGAACCAGTGAAAGAACTGTTAGAACCTGTAACTGCAGTCAAAGTGCCTGTAGGAACAGCAGGTTGGAATGCAACAGAGCCAACACCATTTGCTACACCATACTTGCCAGCGTAAACAACGCCAACAGTAGTGCTAGAAAACACAACATAGTACAAACCGCCAGTTGAGTCACCGCTCACTGCAGAAGCAGGGAAGTAAACAAAAGCGTTTGCATATGTAGTTGGGAGTGCAGTGCCCAAAGTCACTGTGCCGTTAGTGGCAATAGTGCCAGTGTTAGCAACAATAACAGGGATACCGCTTGAACCCAAAGTGCGGGGGAAATATTGAACTTGTGCTTGCTCTGCAATAACACCAGTAACGTCACCAGTTGTTACATCAGTTGTAAAAGCTGTGTTGTATGGTTTGTAAGTAATCGTTGCCATAATTTTTCCTTGATAAAAAGATTAAGAAAAGGGAGTTATTAGCTCCCTTTTGTTTATGCCAAGTAACGCTTAACTTGAGCAGTAGGACGTGGAGTTGTTACAACAGCACCAGTAGTCATAGCGGCCAAAACAGCTACACCTGCGGGGTTACGAACAATCAATGTACCTTCCATGATGTACTGATCCAAAGAAGCGTCAGCATTTGAGAACACTTCGTTGTTAGGACCGAGTTCACGCAAAGAACCCCACTGAATAACATCAGGATTCATAAACAGAATTGATGTGTTGTCGGAACCTGTCTGATCCATAACCCATGAGTCATCGATTTGATAGGTGTAGTTGAAGTCACCTTCGTATGTACCAATCGTGTCACCCTTGTCAGCAGGGTTAAAGCGGTTGATAGAACGGCTCTGAGGAATGTTGTCAGAGATGGTGGTACGCAATGATGTTGGGACTACCATGTTGGTAATCTTGGCATTAAAACGCTGTTCAGCAACAGTCACCAACTGCTTGTACAACACAGGGCTGAAAGCTTGCAGTGTTACACCAGTTGAGTATGTGAAATAACCCAAACCTGCGTTAGACAAAACACCATTGAAAGGTGTGTTTGTGTTAACAGCAGAAGTTGTGTCATCGCCATCAGAAACGGCCAAGTTCAACACTGAAGTTCCGTCTGTGTCATTGCCAGAACGTGTACCAGCAAAAGCAAACAAAGAACCAAATCTGCGACCTGTATTAGGAGCAGTTCCTTGAGTAGCGGCTTGACCAGAGTACTTGATAGAAGCACCATCTGCACGGAGCAACTGCAACTCAACGTCAAACATAATCTCAGTCAATTGCTTAACTTCTTGATAGGCTTGTGGGTCACCACCAGCTTGTTCAACAGCACGAGCAGTACCAGTTGCGCCAATAGTTGTTGTAAAAATCTGAGTGTAGTTACCCAAATTTGAACGTGTGTTGTTGTCAGCAGCAGAAGCCGTAACAGCAGCACCTTCCAACTTAGCATTCAGTGCGGGTACACGGAAAAAGTCGTTAGGCCAAATGTGCAAAGTCGAATTGATTTTGCGTTTTTTGCTCATAGCCATGTTGCAGACGGGTGTGCGGTCTTTAACATAGTTTGAAACAGTCATGTCAAGGTCTTTGACAACGATATCGGTGGCGTATGCGCCATTACCATTACCTAGCGAGGTAGAGGTGATTGTAGACATAAAATTCTCCTGAATTAACGCTTGCGTTTATTTTGTGCAAGCATAGTTGCTAAAAGGTCACGAGCCGCATTCTTATCACCGCTTTGCGCTTTCTTTTGAAGTTCAACTGTCTTGTCTTCAGGTGCTGTTTTGCCACGAGCCATTGGTTTACTGGCTGCTGCCAATGAACCTCCAGCGTTCTTGACTTTAGGACCTTCTCGAAACTTCATTCCGTCCCGAATCAATCCTAAAAGATATTCATCACTGGATACCAAATCAATGTTTTGGACACCAGGAACAAATGAACCGCTTGCACCATTCCAATCTTTAGACAATTTGTCTCGTAATTCAGTAAAGACCGCTTTGTTTGCCAGTTCTTTGTCTTTGAAGCTTTGTCGAGCTTGTTCAAGTTGACCTTTTACAAACTCACTTCGATAATTAAAAAACTGTTCAACCTTTGGTCTGTTCGCTTTAATGAACTCTGACTTCTCTTGAATTAATTCGTTGTTCTGACGCATTGCTGCTTCAGCTTCACTTCTACGAATGTCATCCGTTGCGTTGTCATAGATTTGCCTCCATTGTTGGTTAAAACCTTGAATCTTCACTAATTCATCAGCCGCTTGTTGCAACTGAGGAACTACAGTTAATTCCAACCCTATCTGCAAACCATCTAATTCACTTCTGCGCTTACTTTCATACTCTTCAAAGTCTGCTTTTTCGGCTTTAAGCTTACGAGCATTCTCATGGATAGCACTTCCTTGACCAAGAATAGCAGCCGCCTTAGATACAGGAATCTCAATAAAACCGCCTTCGGCTTCCTTATTGGGGATTCTCCACATCATGTCAGGATTCTGCTCTGCAAATTCCAAGAAGTTAACTGGTTCGGTTACACCATCGGTGGCCTCATCCACTTCTTCAGAATCTACAGTTTCCGTAGTCCTATCAATACCATCTTCAGGTTCGATTCCCTCCTCAGGAGTCGCCTCAGGGGATTTGGCTTGCACCTCTTCTTGTCCTGCTGGTGGTGTAACTGCTTCGGGTTGGGGATTGTTACGCCTGTTGGCGGCAATCATCCCTGCGATAGCATCTACAGGATTCACACCAGTTTGCTCAGTGGCGGTCGCATTTGCGATTACGTCTGACATATATTACCTTATTTCGTTAAAGTTTCAACATTTTTGTTGGCTACCTTACCGAGATATTCAGTTCTTTCTATGAACTCAATGAAATCTCGGACTCCAGCAACACGCTGTGCATTATCAATTCGTTCCACATCGTCCTTGCTTTCTTCTAACATTTCTAGCAAGTAAAACCTATACAGGTTAAATAACAATGCAAAATCATCATTCTTTAAGAGCCTTTTAGCGCACTCTCCATTTTCTATAACTAGAGTCTTCCGAGTTACATGAGCCTCCTTATGACTGTCTATTACTTTTGTCCTGCGATTAAAATAATCACGGATATTCAATACCAAGCTTTTCATTGCAATCCTTAATCTACTTGTACAGAGCTTAACTTGCCTCTCTTAGCCGCCAAAGCCTCAAACATATCATCTGTATCAATATCTTGAGCTTTTCTAATATTCAAAGCAGTAACTGATCCACTTTCTTCAACCTTGGCATTATTCAAAGCCACTTTTGATTGAGTTTCTTGTTGTTCAGCAGATGGTCCTTTTGCCGCTTGCGCTTGCATAATCTTAACTGCTTCTTCCAATGTCGGCAAATAGGCATCCACATCCTTAACACCCAATACCCGTAAAGTATCCTCAAAAGGTCTACGGATCTTAATAAACATTTCAGGCACTTCAGGTGGAATTTGCATCATGGCTTGGGCAAACTGCTGTTGCGCTTGAAGAATCATTTGTTGGCGTGTCAAGCGGTTTTCCTCTGAAAGGAAGCCCAAAGCCAAGTCAATGTTAATCATTCTGCGATCAATAAACTCAAAGTTTTCAATTGATTCGGCATCCATAAATGGCGCACCTTTTAAGCAAGTGGCCGCCAATTGCTGAATATTAAAATCATCAGAATATTGAATCAAAGTCTTCCAAGTGATGTAAATAACATCCCGCAAACCAATGGCGCAGTTTTTCACCATTTCATCTTGGATTAACTGATTAGGACCCATAGCCAATTGGAGCTTAAATCCTGAGTTTCCGTCTTTCATTACTTCAGGATTAAGGGTATCGCTAGGGCTAGTCATGCCAATCATTGCCATCTTGTCCGACTCAAATCGGCTCATGGCTGATTCCACATATGCCAAGTTACCCTGCATAGGTTGGAATTCAAAGATGTGTTTAGTAGGATCAAACTTACGATCCAAAATAAACATGGCACTTACGCCACGTTGAATCTCTTCTGCATCCAAAAATTCTGGATTGACACCAATACGAGGTGTAGAAGATTGCATGGCAAAAGACATTTCAGCCCTGCGAATTGCCGTTGCGTATTCTTGTAATGGGACTAAACGTTCACCCAAAGAATAACCAAAGAAGTTACCTGTAATGGGTTTTGGACACATATTGGCCAAAGGAATAAAGTCCACTTCCTTGGCGTACAAAATGTATGAGCCTGAGAAGCAGCACTCTACAATCTCTTCTTCTCCGTCATTGTCGATGTCTCTGCGAATCCACGCAGTGGTCAACATAATGACTCGGCTGTAGCGGTCTGCGCCTTGGGAGGCAATAACGCCTTGACCTGGCACGGGCGTAGAGTCACGGGCGTGAAGAGCTAAATCGTTTTCTAATGCACCCGCCTGATACGCACCCGCAGGACCATAAGCCGCATGGTCAGCCAACAATTCCAAGTCCACAAATGGAAACTGAGCCTTACATTCATGAATAGTCATTGGGTCATAAAAGCCCACAAAGTCCTGATCCTGAATAGTATTAATGGTTGGATTACAAACAAAATAGTGTTGGGCAACGTGCTTAACCCGAATGCTTGTTTCATAGCCAGTTAGCTTGTACTTGGCACGATAAATGGTGTTGTTGCGTAAAGCTTCTTGCAACTCATCACCTGTAGGTTCTTGCATTACCTCATCGGGAGCCATAGCTTCTTGCATAGCGCCCTGAAGATCTACGTCAACCTTACGCATATTTTGACGTTTTGCAGTTAACCCTTTGTCACCTGCCAGTGTTTCAAAAACTCGCAATTGGTCACGGGTTCCTTCAACTTCTTTATATTGCGTAATAGGGCTACGCACGGGCGAAACCATCACAATGCCGTTTTTGTGCAGCAATGAATCTTGTGCCCAATCTCGAATGACTTGATAGGAATCATTCTTACTGTTGAGCATATATTTGACCATCTCAGTAGCTTGACGGGCTTGGTCCCCATCTGATTCACTGAATCGTTCAAACTCAAAATTAATCTTGCCATTGGGCATCAAACATTTGGTAATTACGGCAGTAGCGTAGTCAATGCCTGGCGCAACAATAGGCTGAATGTAATCAATACCACGAATAGGTTCCGTAGAATTGGATACTGGAATATTAAGATAGTGGTAATCTGTAAAACGATTGTATGTATTCTTGGACTGTGTAAGCCTCAAGTAATCAACCATTTTTACATATACTTCATGGCAGACCTGTTCGGTAAGGCCACGATTGCCAGATGAACTTGCAAGGTTTTCTACGATTACATTCTGTTTATCTAGCATTTTTATATCCTTTGGACTTTGCCTTCAGGCACTTCAATTCGCCTAAAAGCAAAGTTATTTGCCCTACTTACCACAGATTCACCATGACCTTGTATTAACGCTAATATGCCAATACGGGCAGAGTCAATGTGATCATCTGGATCAGAAAACTTACCCGCATCATCAATAGCGTAATTTCTAGCCTCATCAAGAAATGCTTTGCATGATTCGTTAATCATCAAAGTCTTACGTTCCATACCCATGCGCATTATATTGATTCCATAGGCTTTATGGTTGGTTACTTTGCCTTGATCGTTAGGTGGGTTTAATATAGCACCTGAAATGCAGTTTAGTCCATAGGAATCTTCAAAAACTTCCCGTACAGACTGCTCTGTCAAAGTGTATCGCCCCGCCAACCCTGCATCGTGCGGTAGCGCAATAGGCACATCCCTTGATTCCCTGTCTAGCAAATAATGAACATATTCATCGGGTGTTTCCCCGCTTGGGATGGTAATTTGCTTATGAAGGTAAATAATTTCTTCCACAGGATTACGGAAAAAGAAAGATATGACAGTGGGGTCATTCTTAATACCCAAGTCAAAGCTAATCAGCCTTTCAAGCTTTTCATTAACTCTAAGGTCAACGTCTTCAGACTTGTAAGTTGGCCATTCAAGCATGGGGAATACTACGCCTTTGCCAACCAGTGGAATGCCATTAATACGGCAATCCCGCTCCCAAGGCATAAAGTCTCTGGCTAATTGTTCTCGTTCTTTTTTTGGGAAGAATGCTTCGCCCCATTCATTGGTGTAAGGGATATCGTCCCAAGTAACCCTGATGTGAGAATAGCCGTCAATGTTGTCCCAGAACTTTCTGACAAGTCCCGAAAGACCTTTGAGTGGAGTGAAAGAACAGATAACCTGCCCGTTTCTGGACGCTGTACGAACAACAAGTTCTGAGAAAGTCTCATCTGGTGGTTGCTCGTCAAGAACCACGAGGTCCAACTCAAAACCCTGCAAATGCCTGACTTGCTGGGTGTAGTTGGAGAAGTAGAGCTTAGACTTTCCTCCAGACTCATGCCAAATCTCGATGGCCAAGACGTTAGCTCCATCTGTTCGGATTGACTTGTCATCAATGCACTCCCTTGGAATAGATCCTGTGCCCAACTTGTAACTTTGCTTAATATCGTCACAACCTAATAATTTAGACTGTAAAGTTTTAGCAACCTGTTCCCAAGATTCGCCTGAACACATGGCAATAATGGGTTTGTCCCACTTTACGCCTTTCCAATCTTTTGGATATCGACCAGTCAAATGGTAGGCAGTCTCGTAGGTAGAAGCAATTGTTTTACCTGCACGATTGGCAGCAATCATACCTCGCCTAGAGAACTTAGCTCCCATGTCAAAGAATTTTTGTTGGTACTTAAATGGCCGAAACCATTTGAGACTATTGAATTGCATATCTTCTGCAATCTTGTCTCTAGCAACCTTCATTGCTTTTAATTGTTCGGCAGTAAGATTTTTAACAATATCTTTACCGCCAGCCAGTTTGACCAAATGCTTTATTGCTCTATCTTTGTAGAGCGGAAGAATATAGTCACTGGCTTCACTTTTTGCCATAGTTATCTCGTATGTTCAACAAGACTTGTGCAGCATAGGAAAGCCAATAAACCTCATCTGGCTGAAGTTTCTGTGGTCCTTGTAGGTCTTTTTGCAACCACTCTAAGGCTTTACGGGCACAGACTTCAGCTTGAGATGAAAGTTTACTTTGAAAGATTTTAGATGGGTCTTCCATTACGCCCACGGATCAGCAATATTCTTTGCAGAAATGCTAACAATGTCTCTGTCAATTAACGACCAAACTCCACCGCCTTTTTCGCCTACCAAGAATGTGTATAAGCCACGGCCTTTTTCAGTCAAAGTACCATCAGCTCTACGCATTACAAGCTCTGCCGTGCGAGGATCAAGCCAAGTATATTTTTCAGGAGTTGTTTGGCCATACTTATTAACTTTAGTGCCAACAGGAATTTGCTCCAGTGGCCCCATGATTTGATAAGTAAGAACTCCGTTATTGTATTTCTTGAAGTTGATGTGAACCTTTTTATCCGATTGCGGATCAAGTGGGTGTGGCATATTAGTAGCACCAAAGAAATGCACCAATGAATCTTCATCGGGCAAATCAATGTCACGTTTAGGAAGCTTCCTTATGGGGTCAGCAGGGATCTGATCCTTTTTGTCCACATAAGGATTTTCCTCAGTCAAATACTCTGAGGGAATTTTTTTACCCTCAAGAGCATTCTTAGCAACTGTGTATTGTTCCTCTTTGTTTTTACCAACGAGGTCCAATGAAACATTTACTTTGTCATAAACAAACTGAGCTAGTTCTTTTGCTGTCGGCAGATCTGCCTTGAGCGAGTCAATATCATACGTTGCCATGTTATTCCTATAAATTAAAGAGCGTAATTTTTGCTTGTGTTGCTAGGCTTAGTGAACTTGCCACTATTCTTAACATTGTTAGTGTGTTGTGAAGACACTGTGTTAACTGTGTAAGCGTTGTTTACTGCTTTAGCAACTTGATCACGTCTGCCATTTTCAGCGGCATGATCAACTAGTTTGTCATTGATGCCTTTGGTTAGGCCCTTGCGCATTTGTGCGCCACCATTGATTACTGTTCCGTAGGACATAATGATCTCACTTTAAATAGTTTGTACGATCTGCGTTCATATAGCCAGTGTTTTTAGCACGACCATCATAATCGCAATGAGTGACAACCATAACTTTTTGACCACGGCCAGAAGTTACAGAGCCACCAGTTTTAGGTGCGCCTTGGTTGCCAGCAGCTTGCTTTAAGCCACCGCTACCACCGACTACAGCAGTTGCGCCCAAAGGACCTGCCATGCCAGGAACGTGCTTCGATTGATTACCTTTACGATTGGGGGCTTGAGCCATCAATGTAGGGGCATTGTTGCCAGATGTATATCCACTCATTTTGAACCTTTACGTTTGTTTTCCGCATCCCGTTTCATTTGGTAAGCAATTGCCACGGCCTGTTTCTGCGGTTTACCCGCTTTCATTTCGGTCTTGACGTTAGAGGAAAAAGCTTTGGGACTTTTTGACTTTTTCAAGGGCATATATTACACCTTTCTTAGAGATTCCATAAACTCATTTAACGCATCTTCTGCGTCACCTTCATCTTCCCTAGTGACATTTTGAATATGTTCTACGGAAATGATTGGGGCACGGCTAGATTCAAACGGGGCCAGTTTATCAGCAATCTTGGCTTTGTCTTTAATGTCTAGCTCATCTGACTGCATGGCATCAATCAAGACTTCCATAGCAGTTTTAAGGGGTGGCAGTCCACGGGAAGTACGCTCATCGTTCAGTTTATTAAACAAAGCTCCGTACTCGGTAACCTTGTTAACTATGGATTTTGGCCGACCAGCCTTTACTTGAGATCTAGGGACAAAAGCGGTCATGTCAAACTCATCCACTACAGGGACAGTCTCAATGGCTTTAGGTTCAATCTGACCTGTAGCTAGTTTCATGGCTTTACTTTGGGCACGTCTGGCTTTGGCGTATTCACGGGCTTTCTTCTTAATTTCTTCAGAAGTAACTGTAGAGCCTTCGGGTCTTATTTCGTCAAACATTCAATACCTTTTTCAGTTCTTAACCAAGCATATGAGCCGTGTACAGTAAACCCACGTTTCTTGTGGATCTTCATAAACCCATCATGCTCTGCACGAATAGAAGTGGAACATACCACTGGTATATCCCATCGGTTTGCCCACAGTATGTGTTGGTCAATCATCTCATTAATTAACCTGACACGCAAGCGAGGGCTTAAAGAAAGGTCAACATGATGAAATTTGGCATTGCTAATCTCTTCATTGGCATAGGTGGTATATCCACCCCTATCAAACCAACAGTACGCAAGTAACGTATCTTCTGCAGCGTCACCAATAAAGGTTCTAACTAGCTTGTCCCCACGGCAGACAGCAATGAACTCTTTACTCTTGTCAAACACTTGGACAGTTGTAGCGACAGTAACGTGCTTGCGGAACACCGCTTTGTCCCTAGTTAATATGCCATCAGCCTCGGCCCCAAAGACTGAGTCAGCCATGTCCACAATATCGTCCACATCATGCAGTGGGTGTGCCAATGTCCATTCCATGCTATTCCTATAGTAATTGTTGGGACTCAATTTGGTCTTTGGCAAAGCAAGATGGAAAGCCAGAAAAAATCTTGCATCGACATCCTTGAATGCTGGCTTAACGTCCCAACGAAACAATTATAGCTACCCAAAAAGTTTTGAGTAAAAATTTTTATATAGGATTCTTATACAGAGTTATCCACAGGCTATCCTCTTTACATAGGGGTAAACCCTACTAGAATGATTACGGGGCCATCATCCAGCCCTTGGGAAGGCAGGTAGCTTACCAACCCAGATAAACGTACTGAATCCATCAGTCTCTCTAGTAAGCAATGAACGGGAACATACAGGTGGAGCCCATCAGGGTTAAGTTAGATAAACAAGGTGCTACTGCTTATAAGTATTTTTCTTACAGGCACAAACAGTGGATGCCATAGTTCGTCCACAGTTAACCATCACACAATACTTGTATTACATAAGCTACAAAGATATAGACTGTTGTTTGTACGCAACAGTAAAAGTTTTAGAGAAATTTTGGGGATGGGTGAGTGGGCCCCCCCTTTTTACGGGGCTTCCAGTGCTACCCCCTCCACTCTCTCCCAGCCGAAAAGGTGCAGGGCATACAGTGGCAGGGTAGGCGGTGTGCTAGATGCGAATCATTCTCAATTAGGGGCGATGGTAATGAGAATCATTCTCATTTAGACCTGTCACAAAGCGCAGAGAAAAGGGCAGCAAGGGGCAGCGATCACTTTCCCCATTTCAAAATGACACAGTGAGAGCGCAGACACAGCGCAAAGCCCTGCAAATACTGGGTGTCTGGTGTGCTGCAGGGTTATGCAAAAAGCGCATAAAGTTGCAGATTGTGGGTGTGTGCCTGTTGCGCTGCTGTGTGATCTGTGCCTAATCTGTGCAAAGCCCTGCATTCAAATAGTGTGCAGACACTAACATAGTATTAGGGTTAACCCTTAAGGGTTTTAAGTTGGTAAACCTAGGGTTTTCACCTATGTTATTTGCTGTTTTGTAGCGTTATATTTATTGCAAGCCTGTAGTTTCAGGTGCAACATTAGACCGAAAGTAACACCATGCAAAACGTAAACCCTTTAATCGCTGCAGCTCTCGCACCATTCGCACCTGCTGCCACAGATCCCACAATGCAAGCCCTTGTGGATCAATATGGATCATTAGATTCGCACATCAAAGCCCTGCAAAGTGATCTGGAGATGCTCAAAGCTGCCATTAAAGCGCAGGGCGCAGGTAAGCACGAGGGCTTGTCTTATCGTGCCACTGTATACGAAAGCGCAGGGCGCACAGTTACAGACTGGAAAGCTGTTGCAGAGCATTTTAATCCCTCTTATCAATTGATCACAGCGCACACAGCAACAGGCGCTGCCACACTGACAATCAAGCCAACTAAAATTTAAGGGGCGCACCATGGATAAAAACACAATTTTAGACATTCTCGCTGCTGTCGCTGTTGGCCTTATGCTTTGCGCAGGGGCTTTGCATTATTTTGACGTTTTAGTTAAGTAAAACATACCCTGCAGACACTAGATATCTGGTGTCTGTGTGGTGCGCTTTGCACCCAAAACTTAGACCGAAAGTAACATTATGCGAATTATCCCAATTATCCCAATGAGCAAAACACAAGCTGCAATAGCCTGTGGATCACTGACAAGCACAAGCAAAATGCCCTGTAAATCTTACAGTCTGCCCACAGAGGCTTGCAAAACGGGTTTCAAAATGGCACAGATCGAGGGATCTATATGCTCTATGTGCTACGCAGACAAGGGTTTTTATAAAATGTATGCGAACAACATTAAACCCGCACAATTTGCCAGGCTTGATAGCATAGACAGCGAATATTGGGTGTCTGGCATGGTGTCCCATATTGGGACAGATCCCTATTTTCGCTGGCATGACAGCGGAGATCTGCAAAGCCTGGCACACCTAGAGAAAATTGTCGCTGTGTGCGCTGCCACACCACAGACAAAACACTGGCTGCCAACTAGAGAATTTTCCATTGTGAAAGAATTTGCTGCAAAGCATGGAAAAAACGGATTGCCTAAAAATTTAACTGTGCGCTTGTCTGCCATGTACCCTGATAAACCTGTAACTGTGCCTGTATCGCTGCAGAATGTGCAAAGTGTCACTGTGTCTAATGTGCATACATCAAAGCCCATGGGCAATGTGTGCAAAGCCCCAGCGCAGAGCGGAGAATGCAGAGAATGCAGAATGTGTTGGTCTAGTGCTGTGGTGTCATATGCGCTGCATTGATTAAATAAACCGATTAAAGCCCGTTTTTACGGGTTTTTTTTGGTCTGCAGGTGCTGGGTTATCCCTGTGCCTGTTTTGCGCTTTGCTGGGTGTCTGGCAGGGTTTAGATGTGCCTGTCTGTGTGGCAGGTGCTGGGTGTCACTGTGTGCGCTTGTCTGTGTGCCTGTGGTGTCTGCGCTGTGTCTGTGGTGCGCCCTGCTGCGCTGTCTGTGTGCTGTGTGGCAGGTTTTGCCCTGTGTGCTGCGCTGGGTGTCTGCGCTGTGGTCTGCGCTTATGTGCTGTGCCTGTAGTGCTGGGGTGTGTTTTGTCAATAAAAACAAGGGTTTACAGTGTTTTTTTAATGAAAAAGATTATATGAGATTCTATTTACCCATTAACTTTTTGATTATCTCGATTATGTGGCTGCCACTTTTTGATTATATCGATAATATTATGTCGATTATCTCGGTGCTTTTAAATTTCAAAAAGACCCCCCCTCAAAAAGTTTTGGGTTCTCTTTTTTAATCAGGTCTAATTATGGAAATCTTAGCAGGTAAAGGGTCGAGTCAATCAATGCTTGAATTTCATCGGCAATGTTCTGTATTTCAGAATCTTGTGGCAAAACCTTGCGTTTCTCTTCAAAGTATTCTGACAGATCACTTAACTCACGTTTACCTGTCTTCTCAGGTGGGTAATAGTCCACAGGGAATTCAATTGTTGAATCGTAACGGCCTTGAATGGCCTCAACAAGCTCGTCTACTTTGCCTGGCAGCTCTTCATAGAATTTGCCAAGGGCTTGATGTTCTGCATAAGACTTTGATTGCCAGTGCAAAATGTGGGTGTTTGTCGCTGAGTGCAACAAGGTCAAAACCAGATCACCAATTTCATTGTCCATGTGGGACTCCCAAGTGGGTTAAAACACGCCTTGCTGCTTCTCTGCGCCAAGGTCGCAGGGTTATATTATCTGCCAAATCCATCCATGCGTGAAGCTGTCTTTTGTAAGCCTCTTGGAATGCTAGATTTTTGGTGTCATAGTCAACGGAGGATGAATCTAACCATGTGTGGCAATGGTAGCAGCCCCACACTGAATGATGGTCATCGGCCTTGATTGAGCGGCCTTTGCCATGAATTAATAGGTTTGAATGACACGCTACAGTTGTAGACCCATCCCCCCCCAAACAATTTTTGGCCACCTGTAAAAGACAAGGCTCACCTTCTGCAAGTTCTAGCAGCTTTTTGTCCCTGAAATATTCATGCTTTTGGTAACTCATTAAAGCTTCATTTCCACACGTTTTGTGTACTCTTCAGTTTTCCACACTTCCACCCGTAGCTTGGCAGCTTCAAGCTTCCATCTGAGTTCTTCTTCTTGAGAAATGGCCTCTTTGATCTCAAACAGTAGGGCTACATAGTCTGCATGGGCATAGGCATACATTTCTTTTGCCCCCAATGTGCCTTCCTCGTTGGACATGAGAATGGCCTTTTTTGATTTGCGATACTCTTCTAATTGCACCCTAGTAGCCTTTGCTGCGGCATATTTAGGTGCGTTTGTCAGAATGAAATTGATTGCTAAGTGTGCGGGATTTTCCATTACATTGCCTCGTTGATTAACTTTTCTATGCCTTTGTCGATGCTGCCATCGCCCATTTCAGTTAAAACTTTCTTTTGTACGGAGTTAAGTTCTATTTTGACAATGGTGTTGTAGGGCAGGTATCTGGGTCTGCCAGCGCCTTTACGTTTGCCACCCCAATCCAATACAGGTCTGCCCAATTTCTTGGACAGTTCTTCTTTGCGTCTACGCTCCATAATTTCCCACGCCTCGGCCAAAGCTTCAGGTGGGATATTGCTTATCAAGCTCATGGCTCGTAGTTCTGCATAGCAATAATTTTGTTTTCGTTGATGGCTTTACAACCTTCAACTTCTAACTCTGCAAATTGCTCTGTAGTGATAAACCCAATAACCTCTACACCTTCAAATTTAACTGAGTCAATATTCTCGTTATAAGTTCCATCGATGTCTTCCTCATAAGACATGATGACCTGAACGATCTCACTGCCTGGGCCTGTTGTGGCTTGAAAATTGATTGTGTTTGACATTACTTTCTCCTTAAAAATGTGTTGATGTGGTTACTGTATCTTGAAATCTTGATTATTTATATAGGTGTTTACCCTTAGTCTAAATCTTCTCTGACCATGACCTCAACCATGCCAACAGTGCCATAAACCTTAGTAGCGTGTAGCGATACCACCAAGCTATCGTCCACAAACACAATGCCATTCATGCCATCAAATATTGCTTTGCAATAATTATCAATGTCACTTTTCTTGGTTGGACGTTCCTGACCCGATAAACAAGCCTGTGTGCGTTTTTTACTGTATGAAGCTGGAACAGGCAGGGTTATGTAGATATAAGCTCCTACAGGCGTTTCTAGGGGCTCTGAAGCACCCATGGCCAGCTTTGCCGACTCAGAAACCTTAGACTCGTAATCAACTGTAGCTTTTGGGCTGTAAGTTGACACAAATTTGCCTCGTCTGGCAAACCTTGGTCTGCCTTTTGGTACTGGTGTGCCTTCCACCATAAATGTGACCATAAAAGTCATGTCAGTGTCCCATCTTTAATTCTGTTCATGTAATCTCGGATTCTGTCTCTTGCACCGCCGCCATAAATGCGCTCTGCCCGTTCAAGTCTGGCACGAATTAGGTCCCTATTCTTACCCCACTCCCAATTGCGATAAAGTTCTCTAGCTTCTGCTTGCTCTAGGATAACCCTGTCGCTTGGACCTTGAATATTACGTCTGCTGTAAGTCACCAGTAAGCTCCAAAGCCATGCGGATTATTTTGTCAGGGTAAGGCACACCATCTTTGACCTTATCCAAAATTCTCATTGCTTCTGCGTGTGTCAAGCTTTTTTCCTTATTTCTTGCATTGCTTGTCTTATGTGGTCGGGCATAGGTGCAGCCTTTAATGCATCAGTTTTAATCTTTTCCAATGCAGGGTCTGGCTCATTTTTTGATGGGACTGTAAGTCTCACAATGTCAGCAGGGTTTTGCTTTGGTGCATTAGTGCTTCTAACCCAATTGCGCCAAGTAGCGAACCAATCCAACTTCACACCCTTTTGACCTGCTTGGGCTATCCAATAATCCTTGAACTGGTCAAAGGTTTTAACAGGACTTAGCTCTGGTCTTGTCTCTTGACAGAACTGCTCCCATTCTTTTGGAAAACTAAAATCAGAAGCGAGGCGTTTGCCGAGTGTCTTCTTCTCTTGGTTATTGGTTATTGGTTTATGGTTATTGGTTGCTATTGGGGTAGCATTAGGGGGGCTAATAGCCTCCCCATTGGGGGGTGTTCCCCACCTCTTAGCCGCCCCACGTTTACCTGCTTCAGCAAACTCTTTATATTGCTTGATTTCCTTGTCTGCACGAGGAGAAACAAAGCCATCTTCCGTTGAAATGAAGAACTCATTAAGGACAGTCATGACATCTTCTTCATGCTCACGCATACCGATCTGACGAGCAATATCTCGGTGTTTTATGGGTTGTTCATGCAAAAAGTAAAAATCTAGCAAACGTCTGTAAGCTAAATCTTCCATCAAAGAAAGATGATGGGTGTGACTTTTGTAGTCACCTATGTGAAATTGATAGTAGTGCATAAAATCCGCTTTTTAAACACCCTTTAAAGAAACTGCGGCAGGAGAAGGGATAACTCTTTTCAATGGGGAGATCAAGCCCCATCTAGCCGTGTTTCAAAACAATATAACCTATTTTTGACTACGCTTCAAGTTTCTTGTTTGGCTTGTTGAATGCCCAATATGAAAGAATCCGCAATGAGGGCATTTGTAGATCTGGAAAGAATGATCTCTTTTCCTATTAATTGTAGATTCAGCTATCGTAAAAGTCGGAAAAGGATGCTTTCCTGCACACTGTACGGCAGCATCAAACTTGTCGGTTGTTTTCACTAGAAACCGCCTTTGAGTAAGTGGTAAAACTTGGATTCGACTTGTAAAAATTTCGTGCTTGAGCGTTCATTATTCTGTATTCAGCAGGGCTAAATATACCCTTTGCGTTCCTGATATCAAAAGGATTCAATTTGTCTACAGGCTCACTTTGTTTTTTCTCAGTAATCGGGTTGGTTAAAGTGTATTCTGCCACCCAATAACGACCAGGCTTGACCTGTCTTGTTGTCAGCTCACCTTTGTAACGTAATTTCTTGGCGGTTGACAGAACTGTTTCCTTGGTCATCCCCGTTAAATTGGCCACCTCAACTGAGGTTAAAGGACCATTTTGCAGGGCATTGATTACTAAGGCTTGGCTCATTTATACATTCCTGAAATGTTGATGGGTTTGTTTGTGTGAAGCTCTAAGGCTCTGGCCATTAAACCAACAATGGCGGCATCTCTGTCGTCAGGGTGGTTGTTGTAAGTTATAACCAAGTTATAAGCGTATGCCAATAGAGCTTGGGCGCAATCGTGTTCGGTTTGTTCGATGTTCATGCAAAAATCATAGTGTTGTTTTTTTGTCTGTCTATTAGGGTTTATCCTAATACAAATAATTTAAAAAGCATGGCATATTAGAGGCTCTTAAGGAGAAAGTAATGGCAACACTAAACGGCAGAAAGGTTATTGACATTGAAGTAGATGGTGTCGATATTAGGGATTATCCCGATTTCAGCGATGCGTATTTTTGTTACGCTTGCTATGAGGATGGCACACCACTGACTGATGACGAGCTTGACAAGCTTACAGAAGACAATGGCGACCTCGTGTACGAAAAAGCGTACGATTCACTTCACTAAGGAGAAAGTAAAATGAGTTATGCAACAGAAATTGAAATCACTAAAGTTTTAAATGTAGAAGTTACCTCTGTAGAGGATAGAACTTCAGGCATTTGCCGAGAAATTCTTATTGAATCAGAAAATGGTAATTTAAGAATTAAACTTTATGCAAATAATGATAAAGCAGAAATCCAAGTTTTAATTTAAGGAGAAAGTAATGAACATCACAAAACTCAAATATGTCCGTCAATTGTTTGTAACGTATGACGCACCCCCCCAAACAATTCGCAGCTACCAACGTCAATGGATTCGCTCTGTTCGATATCTTGGCGACAACTGGTTGTTGGCTAAGAAAGTAGAAAAATTTGAAACTCCAAAATCTAATTGATAGGCAGGGTGATATTGTGAACAACTACATCATCGAATACAAAGAAGAGTACGCCAACACAAAGTACTGCCCATATTGCGTTCAACCTAAAGGACAGAAGCTTGTCTGTTGCGGTGAGATGGATTGGGTAGATTTCAAAGACCTTGATGACAACACTCAACTAGAGATCATCAAGGAAGAATATGACAATGCATTCAAAAACCACAAGGTATAACATGACAGTAAAAGATTTACTTGCGCTCAACGTAAACGACCATACAGAGAAGAAAGGTAACCTTACCTATCTCTCATGGGCGTGGGCATGGGCAGAAGCTCTTAAAGCCGATCCTAATGCGCATTTTCAGGTGCAGATGTTTGGTGACAAGTGCTATACCGATATTAACGGCACATACATGGTCTGGGTAACAGTCACATTGTTTGGCAAACCCATGACCTGCCAACTGCCTGTGATGGATCACCGCAACAAGGCCATCATTGCGCCCGATGCATTTGCAGTGAATACATCCATCATGCGTTGCATGACAAAGGCTTTAAGCCTCCATGGACTAGGACTATACATCTATGCGGGTGAAGACCTGCCAGAGCTTGATACAGGGCTTGTGGATGCGGTGGTGGCTGCCATCAAAGAGAAATACGAATCAGGTGATGAGCCTGGTATGTATGGCGAATGGGAATCCATTATGGATAACGAAGTTCGCATCAGGGTTTGGGATACTCTCAAGCCAGACAGTAAGGTAAGGTCGGCTATCAAAGCCTATAAAGAGAAAATGAAGGAAAGTACATGAAACGATTAGATGCTATTGCCACAGTGGGTGAGTACAAAGACCCCAAAACTGGCGACATGAAAAAACGCTACTCAAAGTGCGGCTCTGTGTTTATCAATGACGATGGCAACATTTCATTCAAGATGGACACAATGCCCGTGGGTGCATGGGATGGATGGATTAATGCCCGTGAACCATTTGATGGCGAGAAACCTGCTCGTCAAAGCAGTACCCCCACCCGAAAAACTAAGGGTAGTGGTTTTGACGACATGGACAATGATGTACCATTTTGATGTAAAGTAACCCTTGGGGGGAAAGCTGTGCAAAGGATCTTCCTAGCTTGCAGACGAGCAGTGATCCCCCCACCTTTAGGAGAAAGTAATGTTTAATTTATTTAAGTTGTTCCGCAAAGATGCAAAAGACACCTCAGTTGAGGCCGCTCAAAGCATCATGCTCGCCCTGCCAAATATTGAGGCAGCAGTCTATGAATATGCTGCCCTGCGAGGCACAAGAGGATTCACAGACGATGAAATGAATGATCATTTCGAAACCCATAAATCCACCTACAGAGCTAGACGTTCTACTTTGGTAGACAAAGGGTTAATCGAGGACTCAGGAACCCGTATAAAGGGCCCCAATGGCCGTAACATGACTGTATGGAGGATAGTATGAGATTTCTAATTGATTTATTTTCTGGCGATTCTTATAGTAAAACAGACAATATGTTGATCAGACAAGATGGCAATGTATTTAATAAAATAGGCGATAATTACATTGATAATAATGGGGCATTACTAAGTAAATTTGGTAATAATTATCTTAATACTGAAACTGGAGATGTATCTAGCTTTGGTGATGACTTTTTAGAGGATGAATTATGAGCTATGCACAAGTGGAAATGAAAATAATTCAATGGGCAGAAGCTCGTAAGATTATCCCCAATAGCAATCCAGAATCTCAGCTTCTTAAAGCAGTATCTGAAATGGGAGAACTAGCAGATGCAACCATTAAAAAGGACCAAGAGGCTGTTATTGATGCTGTTGGTGATGTCATGGTCTGTCTTATTAATTATTGTGCCTTGCAGGACATTAATTTGGTAGACTGTATGGAAGTTGCATACGATCAAATTAAGAATCGGAAGGGCACTCTATTGCCCAACGGAGTTTTCCAGAAGACACTTGACTGACATAAAGTTAACCTAGTATTTCATTGCAACGATTGGTTGCGTTAACGAGGAAAAATTATGTACGAACTGACAATTGAATTAGATTGGGCTTCCGATGAAACCCTTACCATCCACTCACACGATTTCGAGAAACTACAGATCATTTCTGAGTTTATTACGTTCCAGCAAGAGCATGGCTGGGCGGTTAACTATGAAGCAGTTGACAACTCTGCAAATGATACTGAAGAAGAAGAAGTTGTAGAAGAAGAATAAGTGTTGGCTACTTTGCCAACAGGTAAAGGCCCACGTTGCTAAACGCATAACCCGCATAGACAATGGCCATGTGCGGGTTATCTTTCCATAGCTGCTCTCCCGCTATGTAAGCATAGATCCCCCCCGTCAAAATTATGAGCCAGGCACTCATTAAAACTCACCTACATCAATTACTTGGCCTCTGAAATCGATCAAGCCCTCATCAAATTTACTCGCCAACTGAGGCCATAACATCTTGCCAT